GGCGCACTGCTCGGAATTGACATGGAGATCCATGAGAGAGAGGACCTTGAGCACGCTGAGTATTTCAGCAGTGACATCCGCCGAGGGCCAGATGGTTTAGCGTTCTTCCCAAAACGCTGGACTAAGCATATTGAGCACCTCAGAACCATCAAGGTTGAGTTCCTGGCGAATGCTTTGTGTTCTCACATGGAAAATTACCGGCATGACGTGGAGAAATTCCGTCTGCTCGAGTTCATGTACCACGACCTGCGAGGCAAGTATCCAGAGCACTTCCCGATCAGCATGCTTAAATCGAGGCAGTATCTGCTAGCAAAGCAGTACGGCTACGAGCACGCTTTGTGCTAGACGGGTTGTGTTGGACCGACCATGTCCTAAAACTGGCCCCACTTCCTGTGGTGGGTTCTGTCGGTGGTGGAGGAGAAAAATTAAACATATATAATCAGCCACCGATGGAAGAGTATAGTGGAAACTACACAGGACCCTACTGGTCAGATGGAAAATTTCAGGAAAGTGTGGCCTTTGGCGAGAGTGATCCGAAGTCTGAGTTGGATGCTCTAGCCCGTTTACATGACACGGCTTATGCCACCTACAAGGATCGAGGCCATCGCGAAGCGGCGGATGAGATTTTTAACCGTGAAGCTAAGAAATTAGTTGGCAAGTTCCCGCATTTGGCGGGAGACCTTGTCCTGTACGGTAATTATGCTCAACGCCAAGCTACTCAGTTAGCTAAGGACGTCACGACGCCCTTCCTTGGGCCCTTACTAGGTGCAGCTAAGTTCGCTGCCACCAACGTTTACAACGCTAATAAGATGCTTTCTGGGACTTACCTCAAGAAAGAAAAAGCTGATATTGAAGCGCTTTATGCTCGAGATCCTCGCAAAAGTGCGGAACCCCCCGCCCGTCCTCCTGGGCCCTCTTCACGCGACGTGCCGAAACCACGCGTTAGTGTTAGTGGGCCTTCAGTTCAAGAGAAAGGCCGGGTTAGTACCAATTCGGTGATTCCTTTAGGTCCCAGCGAGAAGAATTTAGTTGTTGCGAAACAGGCTAAACACTTGTATGAATACCTTAAAAAGAAACAAGACGCTGAGAAACCATTGTCACAACACCATAAACAAAAACGGAAACGTCTCAATTTGACAAAAGCAACAAAAATATTACCTCAGCATTGCATACAGTAGGGTGCATATTATTTATTGGAGGCGGTTGGGAAAATTAAAAATAAATATTGCATGAGAATTAAGTTCAATCTGTTACAATGGTTCGAGCTAAAACTAAGAACACGACTCGCCGCGCTGGAAGCGGTTCAATCCGTAGCCCAGGAAGCTTTGGAGCAGTCTCGACGATTAACACAGCACCAGTCTCGGTTGGTAACTCAGTGCGTGGATCACGCCCTTCAGTCACCCAGACCACCGACGGAGCTCGTGTTGTTGGTCGTGATTTTGCTTT